ACATGGCTTTAAAGACGCGGTGGTCAGGCTACAACAGACTAATGCTGGGCGGTATGCGCTTTGGTAACAACTATTTGTTAGCAGGTGCATCCGGTCATGGTAAGTCTTACTTCCTGAATATGTTGCTTCAAGACTTCTTAGATCCTAACTTGAATGTAAACTTTAACAAGTCATTCAAGATCTTACACTTCGGTTTTGAGATGAGTGCAGCAGACGAAATTCTTCGTCGTGCGTCAGCCATGACCGATATATCGTATGCAAACTTGCTTAGTGCGTATGATAAACTTACACCTCAGCAGTATGAGTTCTTCCAAAGCAAGATAGAAAGTATGCGTAAGCAGCCTATTTATTTTGTAGAACAACCTACTACTAGATATAAGATTTATCAGACAATCAAAGACTTCAAAGCAAAGTTTCCTGATGACGAGCTTATTGTAACTCTAGACCACACTCTTCTGGTACAACCAGAGGTAGGTGAGAATGAGATACAAACGCTTGCAGGTCTTGGTAAGCTGTTCATTGAGATTCGTAAAGAATTTAATACTATGAACATCTTGCTGGGTCAGCTCAACGATAAGATAGAAAGCGAGAAGCGATTAGATCCTACTAATCCTTCATTGCATTACCCTACAAAGACAGATATCCATGGTTCTAAACAGATATACCATGCGGTAGATGTTGCGATGGTAATACATCAGCCTTCTCTCTTACACCTTGAGTATTACGGTAAGAAGGATATTCCTACAAACAATCTTGTTGCCTTGCACGTGTTGAAGAACCGTAAAGGCGAGCAAGGGTTAACACTCTTGAAGAATAACCTTGTCAACGGTAAATTTGACGAGTGGGATTACGAAAGACCCCCTACCCTGGGTTACGGGTATTCTGAAAACGAATAGTAATTAGTAATTAATAGTGTATGGAACTACCTACCTCGCGTTCTGCTCCTGCAAGACGCAGTCCTAAACTCTTGACCCTGTTCGGTCAGAGTAAGGTCGGCAAGACAACGACTCTTGCTGAGTTAGACAACTGTTTGATTCTCGACACTGAGAAAGGTACTGACTTTGTTAGTGCTATGAAGGTTCAAGTCAACAGTTTAAACGAACTCATGAATGTGATGAAAGCTGTCCGAGACAGTGATCATAAGTATGAGTACATTGCTTTGGATACTCTAGACAATGTAGTGTTCTGGATAGAACATGCCATCTGTGCAGAGAACAAAGTAAAACAGATTGGTGACATTCCTTACGGCGGCGGTTATGCCCAAGTAAGAGATAGAGTTATCACTCTTATCAACAGATTAAAACTACTTGCACCGCAGGTAATTTTGATAGGACACCGTAAGAAAACCTTAATTGGTTCCGACAGTGTCGAGGTAAACACCTCATCGTTAGATCTTTCTGGCAAACTAAAGAATTTAGTTATGGCAGACAGTGATGCGATTGGTTTTGTTTACCGTGATGAAGAAGGCAACTTAAAGGTTACCTTTGAAGCTTCATCAGAAATCGAAGCAGGATCACGTTGTGAACATTTACGTGGTAATGTTATCGATTTCACATGGGATAAAATTTATATTGATTAACTATCTTTACGATTCTAAGCAAAAAAGAATATGAGTTACGGTTTCGACGAAAGTACTAGCCAAAGTTCAGGGGCAAACATTATGGCTCCTGGTATTAATGAGAATGTTAAACTAGTGAATGTGGTTTACGAACCTGCAAAATCTGACGGTACAGGTGACCTTGTATTGCGCTTCAACTTTGAAGACGCAGGAGGTGCAAAATTTAGTCATGTTGAGTGGGCAATCGATGAAGAACGCGAGCGCAGTAATGCCCGTCAATGGGGCAAAGATGTAGAAGAACATCTTAAAGGACGCTACGTTGCGCAATCAGAGCGCATCTTTCACATTCTTACAACCTTTGTTCCTCGTGAGGTGCTTATCAAATCCGTTGGTAAGACGGATAGCTTCGCTGCATTCAGCCAAGCATTGATATCAGCCCTTGGTAATAACCACATCGATAAACTAATCCGTATCAAGGTCATTCTAAATAAGAAGGACTACTTGACGTTTCCGATGCGTGCTATTAAGCCATTCATTCAGCCCATGAATGAGCCTAACAAACTCGCTATCGATCCTAAATGGGAGCGTGTAGAACGCATGACCCCTACGGACGAAAGTTCTACCGATTGGGAAGCTACCGAAACATCTTCGGTGAGCACCAACGAGGAACCAGATTGGTAACTTGAGTGGGGAGAGTTACGGCTCTCCCCCCTCTAATTTTATTGTTATGTACGAGCTACAAGAACCCTTGACTAAGGAGTATATCTTGAATCATTTGACTCAAGAGCAAATCATGGAACACTACCTCGGAGTTCCTATCACATTTAACCGAAAGATTTGCAGCCCCTTACGTCGAGATAACAACCCAACGTGTGGGTTCCGGTATGCTCCAAGTGGCGATCTGTATTTCAGAGATTTCTCTGGGCATTTTGCAGGTAACGCTTTCAATGTTGTTGAGTACATCTATGGATGTAACTTCAATGAAGCCTTAGAAATTATTGCAAAGGACTTTAAGTTGCGTGATGGCGAGTCTCGTGTCGAAAGAGTAGAATACAACTACGATATGATACGTGAATCTCAGAAGCGTAACACAGAAATACATATTAGAATACGACCATTCAATAGTTTAGACAAAGACTATTGGTCGTCCTTCGGTATTTCGAAAGCAACATTACAACACTTTGGTGTCTATGCATGTGAAGCCGTGTGGCTTAACGGCAAGATGGTATACAGATACACAAAAGATGATCCTGCCTATGCATATAGGTTTGATGAAGGCGTGTATAAGATATACTATCCTACTCGTAATAAGATGCGGTTTATGTGTAACACCAATGTAATGCAAGGTCAGCAACAGTTAAATGATACTGGTAACTTCGTAGTTCTAACCAAGAGTATGAAGGACGTTATGTGTCTATATGAATTTGGCATTCCTGCAGTTGCACCACAAAGTGAGTCAGCGTATCCAGATGAAGACATCATTGACATGCTAAAAGATAAGTTCAAGAAAGTGTATACCTTTTACGACTTTGATTATGCAGGTATAAAGATGGCATCAGAGATAAGCCGACGCTATAATATAGAACCAATCTTCCTAACAAATGGTAGGTTTGGTACTATAGATTATGGTGCAAAAGACTGGTCTGACTTCGTGCGTAAGCATGGAAAAGACTATGCAATTATGTTAGTAGAATCATTTAAAAAGGCTTCCAAATGAAAGATTTAAAACTTGCAACAGTGCAATCAATACAGAAGAAGATCTTAAAGATCTTTTCTCGAGACAAGTTTCGTGCTATCAGAGCAGCGAAACGGATGAAAATGAGACAATTTGTGCGCTACTTGCAGCAAAGAGTTTAAGTATGAACCATTTAATTAGATCCATTACAGTTCCAAAGTATATTAAACACGTAGTACTCTCAAAGAAGAGACGAGCTAAATACTATACGAAAAAGAGTAAGATACCCAAGAAGTATCAAGGACTGCCTTTTAACAACAAAGGCATTCTTGTAGACAAGCTTGGCAATCCTGTTATTGCAAATCCCCGTGTCGTCGGTACACCCCGCTTAAAGAAGATTAACGGTCAGGATTTCTATAAAGGAACGGACTCACCTCACATCCGTAGTAAGGTTGTGAACGAGATAAAATCTTTTCTAAAACCGTTTGTAAAAGGCATCGAATCGATTGAAGAGTACCCAGTACAAATCAAATTGCAACTACATGATGTGGTTGGAGCTGGTAACTGGGACCTCGATAACCTCTGGATATATAATAAGTGCATGCAAGATGTACTTGTAGACGAAGGTGTACTTGCAGAAGATAACGTGATGTATGTCACGGCAGCAGCTGCACCTGAATTTTATCCTGTTGAAGATGAGGAAGATCGTAAACTAGTGTTTTTAATATACAAGGATGAGCGTGATGTGATCGCTGAAAATCCATTGTATAATGAACTTCACAGCAACAGTTCGGAATGGTAAGATCATTCCAATAGATGCCGTCTATTTCCAAGACGAGCTGCCTAAATACGAAGGCAAAGACGTACAAGTCACTCTTACTAAGCTGAATAAAAGAAGCAACCCGCAAAACAGGTATTACTGGGGCGTGGTTGTCTATCTTATTCGCGAACGTTTGAATGAGCTCGGCTATGTACGAGAAGATCTACGAGAAGGTGAGCTTCCTGCTACACTTACTCGTGAAGATGTCCATCTATACCTGAAGGAAAACTTCAGCCGCAAGGACATTGTCAACCCTGATACGGGAGAAGTACTAGGTTCAACCTCAGTATCTACTACCGAATTATCTACAGATGAATTTGCTAGATATGTAGAGACTATAATAACGTGGTGTTCAACCCATTTAGATCTCGAAATACCTAGTGCAGAACCTCAATTAAGTTATAATCAATGAAACTAAATCAGTTTTCTCAGAACGAAGTGGAAGTGCTTGGAGATGTGCAAGATACCGAATTCTCCATAGACACAGAATCATTGGGAGTCCTGTTCAAGGGATTCTCAGACGCATTGTACTCCGACAAGTTTGGTAGTATTGTGCGAGAAATTACTTCTAATTGCTTTGACGCACATGAAGAAGTAGATCAGAAGCTTGATGTACAAGTAAGAATGATCCAGCCTGGGTTTGATGAAGGTAAAATTATCTTCGAAGACTTTGGTCCTGGCTTGTCTCCAGAACGCATTAAGAATATTTACTCTAAATACTTTGCATCTACAAAGCGTGATACTAACGATCAGATCGGTGGTTTCGGAATCGGTGCTAAGTCTCCTCTTGCCTATGCAGATAGCTTTAATGTTGTAACTCGTGTAGATTGTACAGAATACAACTATGTTATTCATAAAGGTGAGCAGGTACCTATTATTAGTTTGATATCTACATCAACGACTGATAAGATTAACGGTACGCAGGTAATTATTCCTATTGCTAACGACACAGACTATCGTTACTTCCTTAACGCCGTCAAAGATCAGTTACGTTACTTTGATAACATCACCTACAAAATACCAGGTGAAGATATTAACAACGATTACAAGATCTTTAAGGGCAAGCACTGGATTCATACTACAAACGGTACAGCTAATGACAGAATTCAATTGTGTATTGGCAAAGTAGGATATCCATTAGATTGGAAAGCTGCGGGTCTTGAAGATGTATACTACCATCAACAGTCTGGTAACTTTGCTTTGTACTTTGATGTAGGTGAGATTAGTGTAACTATGAACCGTGAGTCTGTAGAGTACAATACTAAGACTCGTAAGGCTATCAAGCAAAAGCTTGAAGACTTTAAACAAGAAGCTAAAGCATTGTCTGAAAAGAATAACAGAACTTCAGATTTAAAGACTTACTACGACATTACTCGTGAGAACAGTAGTAAGCTTCGTGTAAACGACGAGTGTATACTAGTTTCTAGTTATTTCTTTGAGCGTGCTGAAGCTGTATATGAGCCTTTGGAAAATCTTGGTGAGATACCAAGCAACCCTTTCTCTTTTATTACAGTGCACAAATCTCTAGGATTTACAGATAAAGCATCTCCTAGAATTCTTAAAGGTCAACCTTTGTGTAGACTTTTGTACGACACTACAGATAGATATCATAGTCCCGGTAGACATCTAAAAGGCGCTAAGATATTCCGTGTTAGAGATCGTATGAGCGCTATGAAAGATGCTTACATCCAAGAAACTTACGGAAAGTTTGTAGCAGTAAAACTAGATCCTGATTACAGAGCTAGTCTTGCAAACTTCTACAAAGTCAAAGGCTTAGGTACTCCTAACTATGGTCAAGCAGATATCTACTTTAAGCATATGATTAAAGAAGTAGTTAAAGAGACAGAAAGCTACGACGATCTAGTTATTCCTGAAGATTGGATAGAGTCTTATAAGCAATCTCGTAAGCGCGGCTCTGTTGTGCGCAGCGTAGAAGTAATTCCATACAAGCGTATTTATATAAATCATGACGATGATACTCTGTTTGAACAACAACAAAATAAAGTATCAGACATCTTGAAGCGTAATAAAATGATTGTATACGGTAACAGCAAACAACGTGAGAAGCTTATGCATGCATTTGAACTGATGTACTACGGAGCTCACCCAAGACAACTTGACCGTGACGGTTATTACTCTAGAAAGCTTCGTAATATCAAGTTTATTATGATATCTGAACAACGTAAGAAATACTTTAAAGGACATCACAATGCTGTGGATGTAAATCAGTTTGTTTCTAAGTTTTACAGTCAGATATCACGTATCTATAATTACAATATGGTTATGGATATGCCTTGGATGTTGGCTACAAATAACCCTGTGTTTGATACTATCGCTAATAAGCGTAGAGCAATCCCAGAATTTGTAACCAAACGATTTGAAAAGGTATTTAGATTTGCATATAATCCTGATAATGAGTATATTACAATACCAAATGAGGGACAAGTGAGCATATCAAATCTTAACGACTATCTAATTGAATGGAAGAATGCCCATCCTATGCATGAATTTGTAAGCAGAACGTGGGAGAAAGATTCTGACTCATTCAAAGCGATTGAACATTACATTAACTTAATTAACTTTAATTCTAAACTCAAGTGTTATGGCTAGAATTTTTGCCTTGCGTAGCGGACTAAACGTTACGCTTAACATCGACGGTGCTACTAAACAATTCGTTTGTGCCGACGAAGACGAATCAAAAGATCTATTTGCTAAGGTTGCGCAGTTGCGCAGCCAAGCATTAGCAAACGATGCAGAAGCTTATGATGAGCTTCTGGATATGACAGATCCTAACTATCGCATGAAAGACATTGCAGGTCTTACGCGTGATAACGACGGTAATTTCTATCTTGGGAATTACTCTGAACCAATCCCTACAGGGTTGATGCTAAAGATTAAAGAGTATGTAGACCTTGGTCTATCTACTGAACCTTTGGTGAACTTCTGGAAGTTGCTTATGCTAAACCCAGACAAGCATGTACGTCAAAGCTTGTTCCAATTTGCTGAGCGTTTCTCGTTTCCTATTACAGACAAAGGTTACTTTATTGCATACAAGTCTGTGGCTTGGAAAGGTGAGAGCAAGAAAGATTTAGCTCTTGCTATTGCTAGTGAGTACATCTATAAGAAAGCATCTGGTCAGAATACAGATAACATCCATGTATACAGCATTGATGATGAGATTGTATTTACTGAGATTGGCAAAGGTTGTACCTATGAAACTGCAGACGACTTTATCACTGCAATTGAAGAAGGATCTGAAAGAGATCTTCAAGAAGTACGTATGAAAGATGTAATTGCTGCGATAAACAATGGTGGTATCCCAGAAGAATGGGAATACAACGAAACCCTTGATACATACTATACTTCTACGTTAGATGTTGATATTGTGTACGAAGGATTGTTGTCGGACTTGTATACATCTATCATTAAAGGTATGGACTTCGATACTCCTACATTTACAGACTGGCATACTCGCAAGTCTACTATTATGTTGGGTGAAGCCGTTGCTATGCCTCGTGAAGAGTGTGATAACGACCCAAACAATACTTGTTCTTCAGGTTTGCATGTGGGTGCTCCAGGATATGTTGCAGGCTTTGGTGGTGATTCCAAAACAAATTATATCTTAGCTTGTCTAGTATCTCCTATGAATGTTGTAGCCGTACCTCACGACTATGATTTTGAGAAGATGCGTACTTGTGAATACTTGCCTTATGCTATTTGTAAATTAAATGATGACGGTAGCATCCGTGAAGTTGATACTCGTTACTTCGAAGAAGACTATACGGCTATTGAGGAGGCTAAGCTTAACAAACTCTTGAAAGAGTATGAAGGCTTAGACAACATCACAGGCATGGATATTACGCACGAAGAACTTATCGAGCGTAAAACTTTAATTAAGGATCGACTAGTGTTAGTTGGTTAATTTGGTTGGTGGTTATAGGGGGTCTTTCGGGATCCCCTATATAACAAAAGTAAATTATGGAATTAGAAGATTTCTATCAAACAGCAGAGTTTAAGAAGCTTCCTTTACTAAGAAGACTAAGACTTAGACTGAGGCTTACATTGATTGCCTACATATCGACGTGGTGATGGATAAGATTACTAAAATTTGGGTGTTTAAGTACAAGCTTAAGCATCCTGAGTATGTCGGATATCATCAGGGAGATGTAACGGTAACTACACACAAAGAAGACACAGTAGAAAGAGCATTGGTAAGAGCTCGTACTCAAGCACATTCGACTTTAACAGGTCGTAATGTAGAATTTGAAGACGGACATACCTTAGAGTTAACGTTGGATATATGCTATACTATATAGTATATTGCATATATGAAAAAACAAACTTTTATCTACTGGGACGATTGGCGTGAAGAAATCCTCAAAAAAGAAATCCCAGATGACAATCTCAGATTTAATTCGAACAGTAAGAAGAAAGAGAGCTCACAAAAGATTCGTTGATAGTTATATCAATACCCTTAGATGGGATATTGTAAACACTAGCATAGAATCTACTAAAGGTGACACACCTAAGTGGGATCTCAAAGTGCAATGTTGCGCTCAACTTATTCGTAAGTACGAGCGACGTAGAAAATTATTAGAATTTTAATGGAGTATTACAAGAGCAAAGACATTAGCAATAGCTCATTGTCTTTAATTAACCCAGAACAAGAGGGATCGGCACAGAAGTACTACAAGTACCTTAATGGTGAACTAGAAGACATTCAGAGTAGAGCACTCGAGCTCGGCACTTTGATTCATCAATACAAACTTGAACCAGAACAGTTCAATGCTTTATCTATTGATATGCCGTCCGACACAATCCGTACTATAATTGATGAAGTAATCGCTAATAGTAACGGAGAAGATTTATCCTACCTCGGAGAAGAGATACTAACTGCAGCACGTAATGCAGAGTATGGCGGAAAGTGGAAGGATGATACAGTCGTATCAAAGGTTATTACAAGTGGTGAAGAATATTATGATGCTATACTATCTAACGATGGTAAGCAACTCGTAGATCATAGTACACTTAACACTTTGTATCAATGTACAACATCTCTCAATCGTAATCGTGTAGCTCGTGATTTGCTTGATTCTAAAAGCAATGAGTACTACGAGTGGGTAGCAGAGAAAGAAGTATACTTTGACATGCCTGTACCAGGTACTGATCGTACCGTTAAGTGTCGCAGTAAGATTGATAGGTTTGGCGTTAACCGTGAAGCGAAGACGTTTACTCTTGTAGATCTTAAGACTACTTCTAAACACATTTCAAAGTACAGTTCTGCATTTGAATACTACAGAACCTATAGACAGTTGGCATTCTATATTAGAGCGCTGCAGTCGTTACTAGGTCCTGAGTATACATGTGAAGCTTGTTACATTGTAGCGGTAATGACTACAGAACCGCATCTGTGTAGAGTATTTAAGATAGACCCCTCAGACAATTACATTGCTAAGGGCGAGGAAGAGATTGACAGTCTTATAAGTCGTATTGATTTTCATACTACCAGTGGTAACTGGGTAGATGACATGGAAGACATTCAAGATCCAACACAATTTATCTTAACCTTAACTGATGATCAGTAGACTAGAACGACTAGAGTCGATTGAAAAGACCAAGAAGCTTGCTGAACAAGCCAAGAAAAAACATGATGAAATTCTAGCCCAGGGAAAGGGTGTGTCCTGTAAAATCAAGGGCACACTCTACTCCCGCCCCTATTGGAAAGGCACTAAAGAAGAATTTCGGCAGTACATTTTAGAAAAGTATTATGACGGTTGAAGAGAAACTGGAGAGCTTAGCTCAAGACTTGATGCCTATTAGTGCTGATCCTTACGGCGCTAAAATATATGGCAAACAAACAGATGAAGGACTGAATGTCTTTCTTATTGAACCTGGAGACGACGACCGATCTAGATTAGTAGGTACTATACGTACGGTGGATAACGAAATGATTCTCTACAAGAAAGAGAAAGAACAAAACAAGCACCGCAACACGTTTAGTTGGACTATTCTAAAGTCGTTGGTTCCTTATGTAGAGAAAGTAGTGTATGAAACAGACTTTGCAACATACACTGCAGAAGCCTACAATATCGAACGAAACTCTTTTTACATGAACTATAAGAGCAACAACAAGGGATACATGGAGAAGATCTTCTTGCGTTGTAAGCACTGGGATATAGTGTGTAAAGATAGTATGGACCAGAAGCGTATGAACTTGCTAGGGTACGAATGGTACACAGTATTATATTCCGAGTTTAAGAATGCTTACATGCAAGAACTTGGTAAGAAGGTAGCAAACCTTCGTAAGCGTACTATAGTATACCCTGAGAACAACGACATCTTTAATGCGTATAAGCTTACGCCTTATAATGATGTACGCGTTGTTGTCATTGGTCAAGATCCATATCATGATGGTAGTGCTCACGGACTAGCTTTCTCTATAAAGAAAGGACAGTTAAAGGTACCACCGTCTCTTAAGAACATACTAAAAGAGGTTGAAGAAGATTATGCTGAGGGGTTCTACCTTAACATTCAAACTAACCTAGAGCACTGGGCAAAGCAAGGAGTATTCCTAATTAATACTGTATTAACTGTAGAGAAAGGACATGCTGCTTCGCATTCTAAATTAGGGTGGCAACAATTTACTAAGGCAACCCTAAAACATTTATTAGCCCGTCCTAATAATACACATAGACCTATGGTATTTATGCTATGGGGTAAACATGCTCAAGAGTTTGAAGGCATGATAGATCATGACAAGCATCTAGTATTAAAAGCATCGCACCCGTCGCCATTCTCGGCGCATAAAGGTTTCTTTGGGTGTAAGCATTTTACTAGATGTAATGAGTTCTTAGAATCTACAAATCAAAATCCGATAGTTTGGTAGAATGAGGAAGCGTTTTGCTTCCTCTTTTCTTTTTATTACATTTGAGTATGCGGCACATGCTAACATACGAACTATGTGATACTGTATCTATAGATGTCGGTTATCGAGGATTCCTTGATGACAATGACGTAACTATATTTATAGATCAAGTTCAGTATGAAGGTGTCGATATTCTACCAATAATAGATTGTCTTGACACATTTGTTATGTCAAGCATCGAAGAACAAGCTACTAAACACTTTCTGGATCTCGAAGAGTATTACTCTGAGAACGATATGTGATGATGTATCGCTGTGATGTCACAGCATTTTTGTACATCCTGGTGTACAACTGTATAGTCTGCAGTTGCACACGAACCTAGCAAGAATGCTAGAAGAACTACTATCTTTTTCATAATGTGCAATGTTAATTTAATATTAAGATACACAAATTTTATGACTGACCAAGAGTTATTACGACAAATAGCAGCGGCTACTAAGCCTTTAACTAAAAAGAACTACCTTGCAAAGAGTTCAAAGGGAATGGCAGGTATAACCCATAAGCAGCGATACAAGCGTAAGATTAAAAGAATAAAGGGGAGGGTTATTACTAACTTAAAATAGACAAATGAAGTGGTTATTTGCAACCTCCCCTTTTTATGTACCAATTTGGTACTCAAATGTTCACAATGAAAAGCCTTAAATCGTCACAAAAAATAACTAAAAGTGTGACAAAGTGTAAAATATCGTGTATTGCGATATGCAATAATGTTTATTTAAACAGACTGAATGGTGCTTATTT